ATAAGAGAATGCATCCTCTAGCATCTTCATCACTGGGATAATTCCAGATGACTGGTTCTGGATTTTCTTGATTGGAGCTCCATACTCACGGACATTGGTGAGGTTAAGACCCACTCCACCACCACGCTTTGAAAGCTGGAGGGATGAAGTTACCGCACGAGCAATTGATTCCATGTTATCTTCTACCCTGAGTAGGAAGCAAGAAACGTACTCTCCACGCTGAGCCTTACCTGCGTTGAGGAAGGTTGGAGTCGCTGGTTGGAAGCGTCCCGAAAGAATCTCGTCTACTACACTCTTTGCTGTCTCGGTATTTCCTCTTCCGAGCATGAGACCATTCATTACGACTCGGTCTTCGAATCGCTCAAGGTAGCGTTCTCCGTCGAAAGTCTTTAGTGCATACTGGGTGTAAAACTTGTAGGCACCGACAAAGGTTGGAAACCTGAACTTGTGAGCATAGGCGTGTTTAAAGATGTCTTTTACGTCTTCTGCAGAGTAACTGGACAACAGTGGCTGGTCGTAGTAATCATTCTCAACTAAGTAGTCAAGCTTCTCTTCGAGGGAGTGAAAGAAGACTGTGTTAAGATTAACATGGTCCAAGAAGTATGCCTTAGCTGCTTCTTTGTCTTTTCCAAACTGGATCTTGCCGTTTGCATCATACATGTTTAGCATGGCGTTGAGTTCGTGGTAACTAATTTTATTCTCCATAGAGCATCTCCAACCTATCTTTGACCTTTTCTAAGTCATCTTGTGTACCGAATATTTCTACCTTGGCAATGAGCGGTACTCCTGTTTTGCTAGATATCATGTGCGCTGCTTTACAAAAGTCTTCTCCAAAGTTGGTATTGCCGAAGCCAACTACCCCCTGGAGATGTTCACGATTGTTTCTGTTATTTAAGAATCTTCGAACTTGTCTTGGGATTGCGTGTGTATCACTACCGCTACCATAAGTCGGTACAAACAATACATAAGGGCTATCCATAAGAAGGACCCCGTCACTGCTAGACTTAATAGGAATAGGAATAGAGCTTCCATTTAGCTTCTCCGCAAATCTCTTGGTGTTTCCTGAATAGTTTGAAAAATATACAATTTTAATAGACATATACAAGCCTTTGGTTATAACATATTGAATTGACTTAGGTATTCATCAATTTGTTTTTCGCTAGGTTTATAGTGTATCACATTATTAGTTTTTTCCCCAGCCGTGAGCTCGAGTGGCCTATCCTTAAAGGAATGAATCTCAACTTCTTGGTTAAGGTTCTTTGGTGTGTGAGCTATGGCACCATAGATTGCTCCGCAAACTGCGTCTGCAAGGTCTTTGGAGGATTTTCTAGGGTGGTCAACCTTGTTCCCCTTCATAATCTTAAGCTCTGTAAGCTCTTCGAACAAGAGATCAATAGCAGGCATAGCAAGTCTTTCCTCATAGATTAACATTGCCATGTCTTCGTAATGTTTCTTAGCGACTGAGACTGTCTCGGTTCTTATGCCTACCTGCTTTAGCTCGTTCTGAATATCAAATGACTGCCAACGGTCAAAGCTAACCATTCCTATGTCGAACCCTATCCTCCTAAGGTTTTGAATCCACTGCTTGACCTCGGATAGATCCACTGGACCCTCCACCTTAGGCTCCCAGTAAGCTACAGCATCGACAACTACTACAGGGGCGACCTGTTCGTAGTCTTTAATTACCTGAATATTTACCCACTTCTCTACGTGAGCTATAGCTACGGCACACTTGTCATGCCTTTGGGCGAGGTCGGCGTGAACAAAATACTTCTTGGTAGGGTCAGGGATAAAGGTGTCATCAAATCTTCTGAACTGGTCTAAGGGATTTCTGATTGTCATGGCGTCCTGGACCTTGTCACGCTGCTTGAAGAATGCGTCGGAAGCAAACGTAGGGACACAAGCAAACCTCTGCATGGCGTCGCCAAGATCTGTGTAAAAGGAAACCTTAAAGTCATCAATGCTTCGAGTAGGGTTTATCACCCAGGTTGGTCTCTTAAGTGCAAACATCCCTGGGAATTTATAACTTATGATTGTGTCTTCGTCCCAAGAAATTTCTAGAGAGTTTCCTGCAGCGTCGGCTGGCAGCTCTTCGTTCATGACAAACGTGTGGTGCTTGGTTATAACTTCTTTCTCAGCAATGACATCATCATACCTTTGAGAGATAAAGTCTCCTGGGTAACGGGGAAAGGACAGCAGGGCTACTTTTCCCAAGTCTGGAAATCTAGAATCAACTGAGGCACGGAAGGCTTTATATATGTTGTCTGCGGTCTTACCTTGGTCATTGCCAGTTCCTACCTCAGCAGCGAAGCCTGAGATCTCGTCCAGTACTGCAAGCAATAGGTTTAGTCCCTCGTGAGACTCACGCTCTGAGTGACCAGAGTAAACTGTTATGGAGTGATCAAACTCTATGCTATCCATCTTTGAATAGTACTTTCCTTGGAACCAAGGAGATCTTTCAATCTTAGATTTAAATCCCTTGAAGAAAACGTTCTTTGCCTGCTGAGCGTTGATAGCAATGTTAATAATGTCTATAGCGTCTCCAGCTGGCTTTCCGAAGTATCTTGCTGGGTCCTTTAGGCATAGAAGCTTGTACACAATGTATGCACAGGCTACAGTAGAGGTAAAGTCTTTTCCGCTACCCTTTCCAAGCTGTAAGATAACCTCATTCTTAGTATATTTTTTGTAGTACTGACTTCCCTCTTCGAATCCCATCAGGGAAACAAGATCTGCTTTCCTGTATATTTGACTCATAGCTTCTACGATGTCATACTGGCTAGGAGATAGGGGAGGCAACCCCAGGAAGTCTACTCCCTCTGCAAAGGTCTTTGCATCTACGGGTATCTCTGCAAAGGGTGTGTCCTCAAGGGCTTCTAAGAAATCATCAAACATTATTCATTCACAATCGTTATTGTCTCTCCTGGCTTTGTAGCATGAGATAGACGAGCCATGATCTTATCCCTGATCTCTGGATGCTGTGAAGCAACATCTTTTAATATCTGAATAAGAATCTGCTGGCGTTCTTCAATTTCAACCATCTCTTCTGCTAATTCTTTATTTTCTAGCAGTCCAGCTTTCTGAAGCATATCTATACGACGAGACTCTAGATCCATGACTAACTTGATACCTCCAGTTTTGGCCTGTAGGTTTCCCATCATGGTAGACTCGTCAATAACTTCGTAGGCTTTTTCTATAAGCTTAGAGTAATGGGTGTCTGCACCGACAAGAGCTTCCTTAGCTCTAGCACGGATAGCAGCGTTGTCTGAAGCCATTGCTCGCCACTCATTGATATACCCAACTACCTTTTGCCTAGGCATGGCCAAGTCTTTAGATATCTTGGTGGGATCGCTACCCTTTAAGTACTCCGTAACTACAGAGTTAACTTGATCCAGGTGTACTACTAAATCAGATTCCGTTGACACGCTTGGCTCTCTTTCCTCTTTGAGGCACTCTCTTAATTCTGTCTATCTTAAACGCTCTAAAAGCTGAGGCTTGGCCACGAATCATCTCAAAGGTGTCTATCCATTGAGCCCCAGTCTCTGTGTTGGTAGTTAGTCCACGAACCTTAAACTTTGTCCCATATTCGCCCTTAACCTTTACGAGGTCACCAGCAGTTATTAGAAAGCCGTTGAGCTCAAAGCTGGGTTTCGTTTCAAAGATACTGTGGTGAACTACGGTTGATAGCTTGCGTCTACCCATTATGATCTCTCCTTTGCGATCTTTAATAGTACCAGATATCCGATTAGGTCGTCGATCTCGTTGTCGCCAGGCCAGTCGTGACCGTTCTGAATCCTTGATAGCTTGTCGTCAATTCGAACCAAAAGTTGCTCAACGTTGTCTGACTTGGAGAAGATCCTGCTGGGGTGCAATGCTGAGTCACCGTAGGATCGATTCTTAGCCACTAGGAGTTCTTTTACCTGGTTAGCTACCCGTTCAATATCTTGTTCTGTTTGTAAGCTCATCTACGTGATTTCCTTAATCCGTGTTTTGCAAGATATACATATATGGTTTCAAGACTGGCTCCACACTCTTTTGCAATCTCTTGTGGTGTCTTTTTATCCATTACGTATCGCTTCGTTAGCCACACCTTGCTTGTATATAGTTTAGCCATTTTTGTCCTT